TCCTCTCACCGATGGGGAAGAACATTTCTCAATCTCCCGGGTAAATACCCCAACCCCTGCGGCGGGCAATCAGTCAGGAAATAATAAAACTGCTGTAAAAACAACACCGCCTACGCCAGCCGTGTCAAAACTTATTGTTCGCGCCCCAATTGGTTACACCAAACCAGCCGACAAAGTAGGCGAAAAACCCTATATTCAACAAGTTGGTACATTTTCAGACGACCCACATACATACCATTTTAGAAATATTCCAAACACTGTTAGTTATCAAGGCTTAGGTTCTCGCTGGGTTGAAATACCCCGTAAGGGAGATTTTCCAATAGTTGAGTGGTCAGATTGGGCGTTGATGAAGGTTTCATTCGATTTTCTGGTTGCTCATACCACGTTGGACGGTAACGAGGGTCAGGGTGATGGTCTTTACAAAGACATATCGTGGGATTTGGATCAGCTTCGTCAGATGGCACAACGACCGCTACCTGTTTCGATTTTTGGAATGGATCAATTATTTGCGATTCAAATGAAACGAGCTCAAACGACGGGTCGAGCTATGCAATTTGTTATAGCCAATTTCACCGTTAAGTCTGCTCGTAGGGTGGTTGGTGAAGGCGACAAAGAAATCGCTGCCGCTCAATGTTCTATGACTTTGCAAGAAATCCCTATCGAAAAAATGAGAGTTGTAGAAATGTCTATGCCTCCCATGTCAGGCCCACAGGTTCCGGGAGAGCCTGAACCAGAACCGTCGTCTAGTCCACAACTGCCAAGCACTCTCCCCGGTGTGGAGATGGCCCCTAAGGATCAAAATCTGATGAATGGACCAGTTAGGTAGCGATGCCGGTAACGTCAGATGGCAGCGCACCAGCTCACGCAGGACCCCGAGAGGGCTGCGATTTAGCTTGGGATGATATTTACATGGCTGATGCCATGTCGGGCATCAACGAAGCTGTTTTGTCTATCCAAACCGAGTACAGCATGGACATGGTGAGTCAGGTCACGGTTACGGTCCACGATCCAAAGTTCATATTAGCTCGCAACAACTATTTTGCTATAGCTAGAACTGTTTGGTACAGGAGTTGGACGCTAACTGATTTGGTTTTACACCAAACTGCGACCATAGACGGTACCCGGGTTTGGCAGAGAATGGAAATTTCTAGCGCAACAATGGGTCAAGGACCAGCAACTGGAGCAGTTTGGACTTTGCAGCTTCGTCCTAAAGGAATTCAGGAATTAAAGAGAAACAAAACAGAGGGTGCGATTAGTGGTATTGGATCAACTTTTATAAAGAACGCAGCCATTTGGGCTGGTTTGAACTCCATAGTTGAACCCACAACCGAGGCCGAAGCGGAATGGCAGGCCGAAGGAGAAGACGGTCAAAAAGAATCAGTTTGGGATGTGATGGTAAAGGTGGCGGGCGGCTCTGCGACCGACGCTGAACCATACAAGTTTATGCTTTTCGAGGCCGATAATATCTTATGGTTCGGCACACAGAGATGGATTCTAGGTCAGTGGGGCATCAACTACGATAAAAATGTTCGTCACAACACGATCACACCCAGAAATAACCGCGTCGGAATGAATTCCATTTACATAGGGTGGCCTCCAGCTATTACTCACTCTGATGAGAGTTTCGATACGTTCCGTCTATTAGCTATGCCAACTGCAACCCGTTCCGACAACAACCCCTTAGAGGTGACCGGATCGTTACAGTTGGATCGTTTCAATGCTAGGGCTTTGAGACCGGGAATGACAATACAATTAGATTTGGACAGAGATGAATTTGGAACCATGTATTTTAATGGCTACTACTTAATTAGTACTGTTTCGTTCGAACATTACGGAACCGGTCCCGTTACTGTTGGGTTCAGGTCTCCTGAACGTATTGCTAAGGATATACCTCAAATCAGTATTGGTGATCGCGGCGATCCGCGAAGGAATACAAGCAGACGAAAATTTGTTGTGTCGGGATAAATGATGTCTGATACTGGTCTACCTTTTACTGATCCACGCAGATTTCGTTCTGCGACAGGTGGCTCAACCGGAGCGGTCGAACCGGGCGCCATCTATGAGGCAAAAGTACTGCACGTCGTGCCATCAACAGCCAATCTTGGCAAAAGGAAAATAGGACAAATATCAATCAAGATCTTAAGCTTGGGAGTCAATCTTCGTTCAGTCAGTGTTACCAACCAGTCCCCAATTGATCCTTTAACGGTTGATGATCGAGTTTTAGTCGCATTCTTGGATATGAAATTGAAGAGATGCGTTTGCTTTGGACGTTTGGACGGTCAGGCAGATGTCTTTATTCCTTTTGCTGATACGGATGGGAAAGGGAGCACGCGACCAGTATTCGAAGGCACGATCACTGGTGAGAAGATTGCTCTTACGGGCTCGGGGACTGCTGCCCTAAATGTCACTAACGGCATTACTGCAAGTACCGGACAGTTCACTTCCATCAACGCCAACTCACATAGTCATTCATCTGATAGGCGAATGAAAACCCGTATTAAGCCACTCACGAATGGGTTAGAGCGGATTAAGCGTCTAGTAGGTGTGAGGTATAAGAAACGAACTGCTGTTGGGACTACTGAAGAGTTTCAGACGATGGATGGTTACCAATATGGGATTATCGCTCAGGACTCTGCCGCTGTTATCCCTTCTGCCGTGCTGTATGACCCTGACAAAGACGTTGAGAACGCTCACGGATGGTCTGACGCTTACGGGGTTGACTATGGAACAATAGTTCCTGTGCTGATAGAAGCAGTTAAAGAACTCGCCCAAAAGGTAGAGGAACTAGAGAACGGCCAGAATCCCAGTTCTGGGGTGGGGTAAACTATGAATACTGTGGAGGTTGACTGACATGATGAAATTCCCCATCTCTTTTACGGAGACCAGTGGTGGTTTTCAGGAGCTGCACTCCAATCAGGACGACTACTATAAGCAGATATTGGCTGTGACCGCTCGGACGGAACCGGGAACACACCCATTAACACCAGATTTTGGGGTTCAAGATCCTACGTTCAAAACAATTGACCGTGGACAGTTCTTGTTTCACGCAGGACGCTATGTGCCCGAAATAACGATTATATCTATAGAAACTTCGATAGATGAAGGTAACGGAGAAAACATAGTGACCGTCAATTTCTCACGTCGAGGTAACTGATATGCCAGCAAATTGGAGTGAATATGTAGATATGATTCCCGAAGATGTTACTCCGGGTGACATCTATATCGGATCTGTTGAGTTGGCTCGACTGACGTTGCCAGAATTCAAGGTTCGCCAAGGCACCCCAGAAGACGCACTTCTGCAAGCTGCCGCCCATATGAACCACTTAACAATTTCTCACATCAATAGGCTCCCTCCGCGCATCATGGAGGGCGTGGGAAGATTGTTAGGTGTACAAAAACGCGAAGGCATTCGAGCCTCGGTAGAGGTGACTATTACCTTAAACCAAGACGTTGGTATCGACCTTCCGATCGGAAGCCAGTTCTATTACCAGCGGATTTCTGGTGGAGAAACTTTTCAGTACAGCTATGAAACTACTGAAGAGATTGCGATAGCGGACTGGTCTGGCACACCAGCATCAATAACGGTTATTTTAACTAGTAGCGAAGTTGCGATTCATCCGGTTGTGACAACCGGTACGGAATTCTTTTCTCAAAGCGTAATCTTTCAAATCGACACGATTTATGCTCAACAATCTGGAACCGCACAAGCTGGGACGAGCACGTCAATCACGTTAGCGGCCACAGCATCAGCTACTGATGATTATTACAACAACAAGAAAATAACGATTATCAGCGGTACCGGAAACAGTGCTACCGAAGTGACAATTACTGATTATGTAGGTTCTACAAAAGTTGCGACAGTTGCATCGTGGCCCTCTGGTACTCCGGACGCTACATCTGTCTATAGAATTGCCTCGTCTTTCCTTAACGGAACTGGCCCAGAACGCTCATTCATGTATTTGAGTCGTGTCCGATCTCATATGCAAAGCTTGGCTTCGGCCATGACAAAAGCCGCGCATGCTCAACAATCTATTATTAGTAACAAAAGTTTTGTTAAATTCGTGAAAGCGTATGATTTAACAAATTCGGGTGGAGCATATCCGCGTTTAGCTGCTGCAGCTAATGATTTGGGATATATCACTCTTTTTACTTATGGCAATAATCGCCAACTAACCACAACCGAGAAACAAGAGATTGCTACCTACGTCGCTGATCGTTCAGTGGCCGGATTGACGATTGGCTGTTTGGATGCGGATATCTTTGATCTTGAGGTTACAGCAACAGTGAAATACAATTCGGTTTACAATAGTGCTGCACTTTTAACAGATATTAAAAATAAAGTATTGAACTATCTCTCTCCACTGGGATATACCGGTATTCGAGCTGGAGTTGTTGAAGGCGAAGGAATTACAGCCGGAGCTATTCTTTCTCAAATCCAAAGCGTCAATGGTGTGCTCTACATTGATGACGTGACCTTGACCGTTGCTTCGGGCAACAGTTCGAGCGGAACAGCACACAGTGCTCTCTATCAAATAACTGGCGACAACGTAGAATATCTCGCTAAAGGAATGCTGCCCCAGCTTACGGAAAGTAACCTAACGATTACATTAACAGCTGTCACGGTAGCGTAATGGCTGCGACGACAGTAAACCTGCTAGGGCTCAACGAAGCTTTCTCGTCGAAGGACGCACTCGGGGATTTCCAGAATCCAAATGAGTATATTTCTGCATGGTCAGTAACGTCCGGAAATGGGACGTATACAATCACAGATCTCGAAACGTATACTTTAACCCCGAGCTACTATGCAATGAATGTTGGTCCGACAAATGTGGACCCTATAGTTATCGAGTTAGAGAATCAATCGGTTACATCAGCTCAGGCAAAGAATTGCAATCTCGCGTTTTCTGGAAATATTCTTTCGGACTATGACGCAATGATAAAAGTTGAGATTTCTCAGCAGACCGAATCATTCGGAAATGTTGTAATTCCAAATCCAGACACCACGACTGGAAATATTTACACAATCCTCGTGGATGGTTATCCAATTCTGAGTTCTTTTAACTCGACAGTTAACCTCCCGGGCCAGTGGACAGCGTTTCGTAGCAACTATTACCCAATTGTTGAAAATCAGTCAGCTGCCAGCAACAGCACTTTCAATATGAAAATCCGGCTTACTGTTAGCGGGCATGAAGGACAGCCATTTCAAATTACTACCTGTGCGCTTATTGATGACACGGCGTTTCATCTAAATAACTATGTTCAAACAGGTAAATCTTTTATACCAACATTCTATTGGGACATGGACGTAGCGCAAACTAATCCAACATACCCCTACTATAAGTTGCTTGACATTATGACCTCTAAGGGCAATGAGGGTTTGAGTAGGTATAAGCAATGGTTTGATTATGAATTATCAGAGCTCCATCCACGCCAAACAGGTACAGAAGAATGGACTCGAAGTACTTTAGTTGATCCTGAATATGTGGGTTCCGGTCTTACGGCAACCAAAAAAACTGAGACTGAAGCTTGGTTGGCGCAATTCATTGGCGCCACGTTAAAACGTAATGTGTGGGCGACAGGCACCAATACGAATGCTGCCGGTGGATCACCTAACGGCAATTTTGAATCATGGATATCCGATGAAGGCGCTTACATTTCTTGGCAGTTTGAAAATGGATATTACGGAATGCACGGGGGTACGAGAGACGCCGTGTTGAAGTCTGTACAGCAAGTGTTGAGTGGCGACAAAGAGGTTGCGTTATACCCGAATTCAATACTTGATTCTGGGACGGCTCAGGCGGGGAGTGCTACAACAATCACGTTAGCTGCTACTGCCTCCGCTAAGGACGACTATTACAACGGTTCGCAAATCACGCTAACTGGAGGAACCGGGCAGAATGCTGCAACTGTAGATATTACAAATTATGTGGGTAGTACGAAGGTGGCAACGGTTGCCGCTTGGGCGGCAGGAACTCCTGACGCTACTTCAACATACAAGATCACGAGTCACTGGCACATTTTGTTACAAACGGTACTTAGTGAAACTCCAGACTCGACAACAGTCGGAGATTCTTCTGCGCCTGTAATGGATGCGGTAGAATTGGCAAGACCCATGGGGTATTTTTATACGCATGCAGTTGTGGCTGCCCTATATCTAACATTAGATAATATGGGTATTGGACGACTTAGTGTCAATAAGCTTGGATAGCGGAGGTACAGGACATGGCTAATGGTTTTAAGGTATTTGCCCAAAACGAGGTTTTAACCGCTGCCGACGTAAATGATCTGTTGATGGAACAATCGATTTGCGTATTTGCTAGTGCATCAGCAAGAGATAATAACTCTGCCGGGTTTGGTCAAATGGCCAGTACGCAACACGACGGATTGTGTGCGTACATAGAAGATGTCGATGAGTTTCAGGTTCGAATCAATGGAACTTGGCAGCGCATGGGAACAAAAGCTGAAGTGGACGCCGCCTCAGCCGAAGTCGCATTACTCAATCTTTATATGGAAGTTCTTTAGTCTTGGGTTGACTCGATGACCATTATCTCCGAGATAAAGAATTTATATTCAAAACAAACTCGGATTGACATCATCGAGTTTCTGGACAACCATGTGTATCAAACGCCCGTAAATACTGGTGACGATGGATGTCGTAGACACGCTTGGTCCGGTTTACCTTTTTTCGAAGAAGAACATCGTCGTTTAACAAGTTTAGCTTCTAAAGTTTTTGAAGAAGAAGTTGTGCCTACTTATACCTGTTTGTCGAGCTACCTCACAGATGTCGGCACTCTGGGAATGCATCTAGATAATGAGCGGTGTCGTTACACGATTAGTTACATGATCCGCTGCGATGGTATCCCTTCTTGGCCTATCTATATTGGCAAAAACGAGTTTTCAGAGAATGAAAGGCCGACAACTCAAACTGGACGATTTCCCCAAGGAGCAAAGGCCATACAAAAGATTATGGACTCTATGGAATGGGCAAAAATAGATCATTCTCCGAATTCTGCAGCTTTTTTTTCCGGTACTCATAGGTGGCATTATCGAGACAAAATCCCTGCAGGTGCAGCGGATGCAGTCATGTTTCACTACAATCCTTTACATCCTGATAGGCCCCGGCCCGAAACGGGGAAACCCCCGCTGGTATAATGAACAAGGACCACTAACTGCAAACCTAGGAGGGTTTTTTATGAGTATGTCCTTTATTAAAGATGCAATTGAGCGTGCCGTCCGCACATTCGTTCAGGCTTATCTGGGCGTTTGGATGGCGACTGGTGCTGACTTTGACGGGTTCACCGACACTGCAAATCTGAAGGCGGGCGCTGTAGCAGTTGCCCTTTCAGTTGCTATGGCGATGGGCTTGAAGAACGTTGGTTCTAACAAAGAATCAGCTTCAGTCAGTTAAAGGTGGTGTGATTGCCCGGTACGCAAGCACTCATAACCTACAATGAATAAGTGTAGGAGGAGCGCTCGATGATCGCTGGCATTTACAACATAACGTGCGAACAGGGCGTCGACTTCTCAAGGTCGTGCATCCTGAAGTACCCAGATTCAAGCGATCCCACGGGTTCGACGTACCTGTTATATGACTTTACGGGTTATACCGCCAGAATGCAGGTACGTCGGACTCTGGAATCAGCTACTCCTGAGATCGAATTGACTACCGCTAACGGTGGCATTGTTCTTGGTGGAACGGCTGGGACATTCGAAATTGTCATGACAAGCACGCAGACAGCCGCGCTTGATTCTGACGGTGTTTACGACTTAGAAATCGTTTCAGGTGGTGGCGTAGTTTCTCGTGTTATTCAAGGCACCTTCACTCTTGATTTGGAGGTGACCCACTAATGACAGTTCCTAATCAGGTCATTTGTTATGAGGATTCACGCAACACGATTAGTATTGAGCCAGAGGCTCCAACAGTAATAGCGGTTCAGCTTTTGGGTACGGAAACAGTCTTCGCAAGACGCCATGTCCACACCCAAGCATCACCATCAACTTCGTGGGTCATTACCCATGCGTTGAAGGGTAAACCGCAAGTAACCGTAGTAGACACTGCGGACACAACTGTTGTAGGTGATGTATTATATAACAGCGACACTCAAATAACGGTGTCATTCTCGGCAGCTTTCGCTGGGAATGCATATCTCACTTGATAGGTAGGTAGGGGATGGCGACTAAATTCGTTACAAATCTTGACTTAAATCAGAATCAACTTCTGAATGGTCGGTTCGAATCACTGGCTTCTGACCCGGCCTCTGGGAACTTTGAGGGTCGCCTGATATACAACAGCACCGAGAAGGTGCTCAAGGTCTACGACGGTTCTGCGTGGCGCAAAGCGTTGCACGCTATTACTTCTACTACTAATGCGCTGGTTGTCAGCGAATCCAACGGTACTGTTTCCTTTTCTATTGCCGATGTTGTCAATGGCGGAGATTCCGGTCTTCTGAGTGGTGCAGACAAAACAAAGCTTGACAACGCCACAAGTACCAACACCAACTCCACTCTCGTCCTGCGCGACGGCAGCGGTCGTATACAGGTTTCGACCCCGTCTGCTGATCTCGACGCTGCCAACAAGGCTTACGTTGACGCTGCTCGCACCGGGCTTGATGTTAAAGCATCTGTCCGGGCTGCCTCGACTGCTGCCCTTACTTTGGCCAGTGGTGTCGAAAACGGAGACACCCTTGATGGTGTGACGCTGGCTACTGGCGACAGGATCTTAGTCAAGAACCAGAGCTCTGGCGCTGAGAACGGCATCTACATCGTCGCCGCTTCCGGTGCACCAAGCAGAGCCACTGACGCTGACGCCAACTCGGAGATGACTCCGGGAATGTTCACCTTCGTCGAAGAAGGTACGACGAACGCTGACTCTGGTTGGGTAATGACTAATGACGGTGCAATCACCGTCGGCACCACTGCCCTCACCTTCGCCCTCTTCTCGGTCGCTGGCACAATCTTTGCCGGTGACGGCCTTAGCAAGAGCGGCGACGTACTCAACGTCAATGTCAAGAGCGATGGCGCGGTCATCATTACCAGCGACGAGCTGGAAGTTGAACTCGATCCCGGCGTAGCTGGTTTGGCCACGACGGCCAGTGGTCTTGCCATCAAGAGCGACATTGCCGGTACTGGTATTACTTACACCGCTGGTGTCCTTACTTCCGATGCTGCCGATTTGGCTGCCGGTGCCGTTGACGGCGGAGTTACGGGAACCCTTCCCATCGCCCAAGGTGGCACCAACGCAACCACCGAAGCCACTGCCCGCGACAATCTCGCTGCCACCTCGGCTTCAGGTCTCACAGTTTCAACCCCGACAACTGCTCGTGTCGCGACTCAGACAATCGGGGATGGAAGCGCTACCAGCTTTGCCTTAGTCCACAATTTCGGTACTCGGGCAGTGATAGTTCAGGTATATACCGCTTCTACCTATGACACGGTTATCGCTGATGTTGTGCGAACTAGCACAAGCACGGTCACTGTTGATTTCTCTACGGCTCCAGCAAGTGGTGCTTATGTAGTTGTGATTACCGGTTAAGACGGTTTTCGCCCATAGCGCCCTGAGGGGTGCACTATAGGAAGGTACGGTTGAGGCCGTGGCTCAGAAGTTCAAAACTGGTATATCTGTCGACGAATTAGCATCAGTATCCTCACAGGCTGTTGGTGTACGAGTTGACGGGGATTCTGAGCCACGAGTCAAGATTGATGCCGGGGGCAAAATCACTTGGAGTTCCGGTGACGCTACTGGCGATGTCAACCTGTATCGCTCCGCTGCCAACACCCTGAAGACGGATGATGCCCTTGACGCCAGTACGGCTGGTGTCGTCAATCTTGTTACCAACGAGGAACCTACGGCAACTGCAGCCGATGGAACCATTGCGATTGACACCACAAACAACAAATTCTATTTCAGATCGAATTCCGAGTGGCAAGAAATTGCCTTAGACACTCTGTCTGCAACAGCCGCAGACGGTGGCTCCTCAGCCTCTTGGGTTCGATTTCATATCAATGCGGATGGTCAAGACTCCACCGTGAATGTCGAATAGGGAGTAACCATGGCAGCAATTATTCAATTTCGTAGAGATGCCGCAGCTAACTGGACTTCCAATAACCCGACACTGGCGATCGGTGAGATCGGATACGAAACCGATAACGAGCGTTACAAGATCGGCGATGGGTCAACTGCATGGACTTCTCTTGGCTACGGCGGTTTGGGAGACATCCCTCAATACCTGATCGACGCCAAGGGTGATCTTATTGTCGGTACAGCGGACAACACAGTTGCTCGGCTTGCCGTTGGAAGCAATGGGCAGATGCTCGTTGCCGACAGTACCGCCGCTGGTGGTCTTTCTTGGGCAGCTAACGACACCATCGTAAATTGGCATGAAGCGGTCGATATGGCAACTGCTGCCGTTCTGCCCAATACCCCCACCTATAGCAATGGAAGTTCTGGCGTTGGGGCAACTCTTACTGCTGGAGCAAATGCACGACTTGTTGTGGACGGAACGAACGCAACTGCGGGAGATCGTATTCTTGTTCAAGATCAGGCAAGCGCATTACAAAATGGTCTTTATGATGTAACTACACAAGGTGTAGATGGATCAGCTGCATGGGTGTTGACCCGTGCTGATGATTTTGATGGAACACCAACTGGACAAATTAAACAAGGTGAGTCTGTCTACGCTCTTGGCGGTACAGCCAACGGTGGTCAGGGTTTCGTTGTTACTTCAACCAGTGATCCACATACCGTTGGAACACATGACGTTGTCTGGACCCAGTTCACTGGTACACAAGCTTTCACCGCTGGCACATACCTGACAATTACCGGCAACACCATCGATCACGATAGTTCTGGTGTGTCTGCTGGCTCCTACGGTAGTGCCACCCAAGTTACGACTCTAACTACTGATGCTCAAGGTCATTTAACTGCTGTATCGAATACAACTATTGCCATTCCTTCTACGGCAGTTACAGATTTCACCGAAGCGACACAGGACGTTGTTGCAGGACAGTTGGTTACGAACGGTACTCATTCTGGTATCGCAGCGACCTATGACGATGCTGGCGATGGGGCGATTGACCTTAACGTCGATGATTTCACAATCACTTTGGCTGGCGACCTGAGCGGTAACACAACTATTACGAATCTTGCCGACGCAACGCTAACTGCAACCATCGTTGCGGATGCGACAGAGTTGGGGACCGACACCACGGGCAACTACGTTGCCACAGTCGCTGGGACTGCCAACGAGGTTGAGGTTTCCGGGTCCGGTTCAGAAACGGCTGCCGTAACTGTCGGATTGCCTAGCGACGTAACTGTCACAACCTCTCTTACAACTCCTCTGATCAATGTCTCCGGTGCATCCATCGTCCTTGAAGGCGCCACTCCTGATGACTTTGAAACCACTCTGACGGTTACAGATCCGACAGCAGACCGCACCATCACATTCCCGAATGTTGATGGAACTGTGGTTACGACTGGAAACCTAAGTGCATCCACAGAGCACATCGAAGACACTGTTGCTGCCCAGTTGGTTACCAACGGCTCCCATTCCGGAATCGCCGCTACTTATGATGACGCTGGCGACGGTGCAATTGATCTGAACGTGGATGACTTCACGATCACCTTGGCTGGTGATCTGAGTGGTAACACAACCATTACCAACCTTGCTGACGCTACGTTAACTGCAACCATCGTTGCGGACGCGACAGCGTTGGGAACCGACACTACGGGCGACTATGTCGCCAGCCTTGTAGCTGGCACGGGTGTCACTCTCACCAACAACAGCGGAGAAACTTCAACCCCAACTGTTGCCATCGGGCAAGTCGTAGGTACGACAGACACGCCCACTTTTGGCGCAGTCACAATTTCTAATACCGTCGCCAACGCGACACATGCTGCAACTAAGGCTTACGTCGACAACGCCATCGCGGGTCTCGACTGGCACGAGGCCGTCAACCTCGGTACTGCCGCAGCTTTGCCGAACACTCCGACTTACGACAACGGCACCGCAGGGGTTGGGGCAACTCTGACTTCTGCTACTCAGGTTCGACTTGTTGTCGACGGTGCAAACACAACTACCGGAAATCGAGTTCTCGTTCAGGATCAGGCAACCGCTGCCCACAACGGTATTTATGATGTAACCGCTCAGGGTGCGTCAGGTTCTGCCGCATGGGTGCTTACGAGGGCCACCGACTTTGATGGCGCACCAACCGGAGAGATCAAAGCGGGCGAAGCCGTTTACGTTCTGGCAGGGTCTGCCAACGGCGGTCAAGGATTTGTAGTCACTTCAACCAGTGATCCGCATACAGTCGGAACACACGACGTTGATTTCACACAGTTCACTGGAACTCAGGCGTTCGTCGCCGGTACCGGTGTCAGTATCACGGGTAACACAATCAATGTTGGAACAGCCGGTGCTGCCCGCATCGTGGTAAATGCCGATGACATTGATCTTGCGACTACGGCTGTTACGGCAGCCGCTTACGGCAGTGCCACGGCAGTTCCCGGTTACACCGTCGATGCTTACGGTCGTTTGACTGCTGCTGCAAATACAACTATTGCTATTCCTTCTACGGCAGTTACAGACTTTACTGAAGCAGTACAAGATGTTTCTGGCGCTCAATTAGCTACAAATGGATCTCATACGGGCATTACAGCTACTTATGACGATGCAGGCGATGGGGCCGTAGATCTTGCTCTTGTGACTGAGAACGTTCAAGATATCTCTGGCGCTCAGCTGGCTACCAATGGATCACACACCGGCATTACTGCAACTTATGACGACGCTGGCGACGGAGCTATTGATCTAGCCCTTGTAACTGAAAATGTTGAAGACATTACGGGCGCCCAGTTGGCAACTAATGGTTCCCACACGGGAATTACCGCTACTTACGACGACGGCGGTGACGGAGCTATTGATCTAGCTCTCGTTACGGAGAACGTTCAAGACATTGTGGCGGGTCAGCTGGTAACCAACGGCTCTCATTCAGGGATTGCAGCGACCTATGATGACGCTGGCGACGGTGCAATTGATCTGAACGTGGATGACTTCACGATCACTCTTGCTGGCGACTTGAGCGGTAGCGCGACTATTACCGACCTCGCTGACGCCACATTGACTGCAACCATTGTCGCTGACGCAACAGAGTTGGGAACCGACACCACGGGCGACTACGTTGCCAGTCTCGTAGCGGGCACTGGTGTCACTCTCGCCAACAACAGTGGGGAAACTGCGACCCCGACCGTTGCCATTGGACAAGCCGTAGGTGCATCAGATACTCCCACTTTCGGGTCGGTCACAATCTCTAGTTCCGTTGCCAACGCGACACATGCTGCAACTAAGGCTTACGTCGACAACGCCATCGCGGGTCTCGACTGGCACGAGGCCGTCAACCTCGGTACTGCCGCAGCTTTG